AGGTATGATGTATCCACCGTTCCCAGTATTCTTCGTGGTATTCAGAACCAAGTAAAGGTAGAACGTGATTCACGGATTGATCGCAACAGCCTAGCTACGCTGCCTCCAATCCTGCACCCAGTAGGTCAAGCACCTAATGACTGGGGACCAGGTCGTATGATTCCATACCGCCGCAAGGGGGATCTGGACTTTGCACCGACCCCTGCATACAACCAAGGCTCGCTAGAGATGGAAACAACCCTCATCAAACAGGCTGACAGAATGATAGGACTCGATCCAAGTGATCCCATGTCTCAATCAAGACAGCAGTTCATGGTTGATAAATATCTTAGCCATGTGTCTGAGGTCATTCGTATGGCATACAAGTGCTTCCAGAGATTCGGACCCGATGAAGTATTTTTTCAGGTTACTGGTATCCCTGACCCCCAAGTGATGAACAAGGGGAACCCGAACGAGAACTTTGACATCATGATTAACTTTGACGTTCTCGACGCTGATCCAGACACAGTAGAAAAGAAACTACAAGGATTCGTTGCGCTGAATCAACTCAATGTAAACAACCGGATGAATGTTGATGGATTGCTTGATATTGCAGCTGCTAGTATTGATCCAGTCATGGCTGACGCAGTTCTACAACCTGCACAAGATGCTCAACAAGAGATGGTTAAGAATGTTACCGATGACCTTACAAAGATTTTTGCAGGTATTGAAATGCCAGCCCGGCCTACAGGCGCACAGATTGCTATGCAAGTGATTCAACAATACGCCCAGCAGCCCGACATCCAGCAACGCCTACAGCAGGACGAAGCATTCCGAGGACGCATGGAGAAATACCAAGGTCAGTACACCTTCCAGATGCAACAAGCACAGAACGCTCAGATTGGTCGAGTTGGAACAGCACCCGCGCAGATGGGTCGGATTAATACTCAGACTATGCAGTAAAGCATATTTGTGCTTGCATGATTAAAAAGATACAATATTTAATTTTTCCTGCATTAATTTTGTTGGTTGCATTATCTGTTTATTTGTTAGATAAGGATATAAATAAATATTCTGAAGTCATTGCAGAACAACAAACTCGGATTAATAATATAGAAAAACAACTTAGTTATCACGACATGAGACTAAGTGGTCAAATGGACACCCTGATGGTGCATCGTTCGCGGCTGGAGCAGATAAAAACTTTTTTAGAAAACATGCGCCAAAGCTATGTTTCCAAAGAATAACTAACTAACATGAATATCCAAGACGACATAAAGACACTTCATAACTACGAGGCTTTTGCTAGGTTTATAAAGATGGTGCATGAACTTAGAGAAGAGGCTATTGAGGAACTGCACGAGGCCAGCACTGAAAATATTCAACAAATATCCGGACGAATTATTACCTATGACCAGCTATTACAGCTATCAGGCTGGCAGGAACTGAGCGTTCGTCACCGTGAAAATTTATAGGCTGAATAACAACTGTTCACCTATGTTATATTAACGTATCGCAATCTCTCGGCGTAAATGAGTGGAACTTATGACAGATGAAATCACGACTGCCGACTCTGGGGCAGATCAAATACCAGTGGACAATACTAATATATCCGTAACGGATTTTGCAAATCGCCGATTGGGGCAGATGAAGGCTCAACAAAATGTTGAGACCGAATCAGAACCAGTTGCCGAAGAGCCAACGGAAGAGACACCCGAAGAGGTCGTTGAGGAGACTGAGGAAACTCAAGAAACTCAAGAGGTCGAAGAAGGTGAACCAGAAGTTGAATCGACATCCGAGGATGTTCTTTCACAGATTGATTTGGACAACGCGTCCGAAGAGGAACTACGGGAACTAGCTGATAAGTTAGGCAGTAAAGCTGTGGCTCGTTTTGGGGAACTTACCGCAAGACGCAAAGCCGCAGAAGAAAAGCTGGCTAAACTAGAGGCTTCGCTTCAACAGCGAGATCCCCTTGAGTCAAAAAAGAAAATAGAAAATAACCCATTTGGGGATTTAGATTCTATCGAGAGCCTTCAATCCAAGGCCGAAGAGATAGAGCAAATAGTCAACTGGGCTGAAGACCTTCTTTTTGAAGGTGCTGACTATGCGGCTGACGATGTCATTACTGAGATCGAAGGCAAAGAAATGACTAAGGCGGAAGTCCGTAAATCTTTAATTCAGGCGCGTAAGGCTCAGAAGACCTTTCTCCCTGATCAACTTTCTAAAATACAAGCCAAAGAAACGGCTGCAAATATGGAAGTTGCTTTCAAGCAGAAAGCCAAAGAAGAGCTATCCTGGCTAGAAGGTGAAGACAATGATGTCCGCAAACAATACGAAGCTACAGTCAACGATGTTCGTTTTCAAAAGATGAAAGAGATCGTGGCAAAGGAAGCTCCGGATGTTGCGGGTCAACTAGAATACTGGTTCGCTCATGCAGCAAACAGTATCTATGGTCGTAAACCTGTAACCGAAACTAAGCCAAGCATGAAACTTACACCACCCAAGGGTGCAACAACAAGTAATGCAAACGCTGCTACGTCTCCATCAAGAACTGCAAAGGCACTCAAGGAACTGCAAAGTCAATTTCAAAAATCGGGTAACCCTCGTGATTTTGCCGCACTTAGAAAACTACAAATGGCATCGCGCCAATAACTCATAATCATTAAATAAAATGGCATTCTCAAATACATTCGATACTACAAATACAGGTTCGGGTGTCTCCAATCGTGAGGACTTGACTGATGTCTTGACCATTCTTGCGCCTGAAGAGACTCCTATCCTTTCGTCTGCTAATAAAGAACGTGCATCTGCAACTAATGTTGAGTGGACTGTTGACAGCCTTTCTGCACCTGTAACTGCAGGTATTTCGGAAGGTGCTGACGTTTCAGCATTCACGGACAAGTTTGCAAGTCGCGCTCGTCTTAACAATCGCATCCAAAAATTCCGTCGTGACTACATGGTTTCTGATCTGCAAGAAGCAGTTGATTCCGTAGGTCCTGCTAAAATCGCACAAGCTGAAGCTAAAGCTATCCGTGAACTAAAACGTGATGTCGAAGCTACACTTGCTGGAACTCAAGACAAAGCCACAGAAGATGGTGCTGGTACAGCAAATGCACTTCGTGGTCTTGGTGATTTCCTTGATTCTGCTGGTCCTTCTGACGTTCCCGCTGCTTATCGCACACCTGCTGATAGCATCTACACAACTACTGAAGCTAATGCTACGCCATTTAGCGAATCAGCACTTAACGACATCATCAGTTCTATCTTCCGTGTAACTGGTTCTGCTAACAACCTTATGCTTGTTGCTGACACTGGTCTACGCCGCGTAATAGCTGACTTTGCTCGTACAAGTGCAGGTGCAGCAGAACAAATTCGTTCTGTAAACTACGATGGCAACAGCGGTAGCATCAAGCTATCTGTTGACCTCTACGAGTCCGATCACGGTGTTGTTTCAATCGTTAACCAAAACCCTGACTGTGCGCCTAACTTCGGCGGTAACACAACAACAGGTTCTGGCTATATCGTCAATCCTGAGTACTACGGTGTTCATGAGCTTATCCCTATGGGAAGCACTCGCCTTCCAAATCTTGGTGGTGGCGAGCGTGGTTTTGTTGATTGCGCTTTGACCCTTGGTGTTTATCACCCAGGCGCACACGGTGTTATCCAAGACGTAACCTAAACTAAAGGAGATATACCAATATGGCTAAATTAACAGTAAACGAAGCCGGTACTTCTGGCTACACTCACGTCATATCACTTAGCTTCTCTGATCTAAATGATATTAAGACAGGAACTAATCCATTCACAGGAGAGTCTCTTAGCACTGCTACACAACTTCCTATTGCAACCATCCCTGCTGGTGGTGCTGTAGAGTTGGCTGGTGTTTTTGAGTCCACTGCACTTGCAGGTGCTACTGACATCACTCTTGATGTAGGCACAACAGGTGGTGATCCTGATGAGTTCATTGATGCTCTTGATGTTGATGCAATGTCTGCACCAGTATTTAATTCTGGTGATGGATTCACTGGCAATCAATCACAAGCTGTAGGATTCCAAGCTGAGACTTCAGTTCTTGCTGAAGTTAACGGAACTACAGGTGATTTGACTGCTGGTAACATTGTTATCGCATTACGTATCATTGACCTTGGTTCATTCGCGTAATAATTAATTCTAGTTGGGGGCTTCGGCCCCCGACTTTTAATTATGGACGTAATCATTCCTAAGTTAAAGCGGTACTCTGATGGAGAGATTGATCGTGCTTTTATGCGTGAAATCAAGAATGGCTTTAAATTAGAGCGTGAGACAGAACACAAAAGAGTTGCTGCGGCAGCCAAAGAAGCTAAGAAATTGAAGGGGACAGTTCACCCAGTTCTTGGCAAACCAGTTGCTAGTATTCCACCAAGAGAATACTTTCGACTAATTAAGAAGTACGGTCAAGATACCGTGCATTCTAAAGAATTTTTAAAGTACTACAATAAGAAGTTCCCAGAACTTAGCCCAAATAAAATCTAATGCAGACCAGAACCTATGGCGATCTTTTTAAGTTAATTCAATCCCTGGCTGGTGTTGGATCCTTTGCTCCTACGGAAGCAGATGATGTGGCTAATCTGATTAACCGCAGATTCTTACAAGCATTTAACGAGAGTCCAATCTGGCCTCGATACTTAGTTACTTCTGAGGAGCGTTCC